ACACTAGAGTTAACTCTGTTGCGCCTTTGTTTGAATCGGGTCAGATATGGGCACCTGTAGACAAAGAGTTTGCACAAGAAGTCATTGAAGAGTGTGCTGCGTTTCCCTATGGAGATCATGACGATCTAGTGGATTCAATGACACAAGCAGTCATGCGTTTTAGACAAGGTGGCTTTGTAGAGCATCCTGAGGATTACAAAGATGAACCTATAATCAGAAACAATAAAACTTATTATTAGTATGAAAAATTTATTTGAAATGTTGCAAGCAATATTTGGTAAAAATATTATATCAAGAACTATAGGAACTCGTACAAACGTTATTAAACTACCTTCAAATAAATCTAGTCCTTTAAAAAATGAATTTGATGTATTTAGATCTGCAGAAGATCCAGCTGTATTTGAAAAATTAAAAAAAGTTATTGAAGAAGAAGCCCCATACATTTCAAGAATGAATGATGCTGAAAGATTAATTTATGAAGGCAATGTTACAAGATTACATAACTATCTTGTTTCAATTGGAGAAATTAAACCTACTATATCTGCAGAAGTAATTGGTCTTGGAACTAAAGAACCAATCGCTGGAAAAGGTTTAGCATCATTAGTTGAAGAAGCCGGTCAAACAAGTCCTCCAGGAACATTAGTTGGAGATATTCAATCTCGAATTAATAAATTAAAATCTTTAGCAAAAGAAAAAGGAATGTCAGCAGAAGAGATTCTACAAGATTTTGCGTCCGGTCAAAAGGGAATGTCAAGATTAAATGATGAAGGTTTAGTTAGATCAACAGCAAGAGAAATTTTAATTAATGATATTAAAGCAGGAAAAATTAAAAACATAACTGTTTCAGAAGCAATCAATATGGGAGAACCATTAGATCCTTTTAGAAGGATTTATGGTGAAGGAGCTTTAGAACAATTAGATAGTTTAATTCCAAATCTTAGAAATTTAAAAACAGAAATGGAAGCAGAAAAATTTGCTCGATCTAAATTTAAATTTGAACCTGATGAAAATAGATTACCAGGATCTGTATCAATAGAAGAAGGTAGAAAAGCAGAACAAGAATTTGGAATTAATAAATCAACAACAGAAGTAGAAGAACCACAAGCAGAAATTATTCCTTTTAAAAAGAAACCTGAAGAATTTGCAATAGGAGGCCCTGTTGGTTTAGATTATTTAACAGGTATGGTACCATCTGAAGGTTATGCTGATGGTGGAAGAATAGGTTTTGTAATAGGAGGTAGTAAAAAAATTTTAGATTTAATTGCTGAAACAAATAAAAAATTAAAAGGTAAAAAATCTATGGAAAAACTGGATCCTAGAACAGGGCAAGTTACAACTCCAAAAGAACCAGTTACAACAGCAGATAAAATAACTAGAAGACCAACAAAAGAAGAATATGAGGAGTATGCAGAAATATTAGATGATAGTGAAAATTTTGTGGTTCAAGGAAATGAAACATTTGAGCAATTAAATGCTTTAGTAAAAAAACAAAAAGATTTTGAAGATTATATGTTCATGCAATATAAAAGAGGTAAATTAGATCCTGTAGCAGGAGAAAAAACTCAAGATAGAATGAAATTTTTACAAAAAAAATTAGAAGAAGCTGAAATGTTAAAAGATAGAAGATTAATTAGTCCCAATGAATTAAAGGAGTTAGATGAATTAGAAAAAGTATATCAACCAATTGGTTCAAGTAGTATAGATATGTCAGACCCTAAAGTTGCAGAATCATTTACAAATTTTATAAAAGAAAACGATCCTGAAGGATTTAAAAAAATTCAAAAAATAGTCGACGATATTAACAATAAAAATATGTTAGAAGATTTTGATATTAAAGATAGAAAACCTAACGCTAAAGGTGGATTAAATTATTTGGTTGGAGAATAAATGAAAATTCACGAATACAATCAAATGATGGCTTATTTAACTAGGCAAGAACCCCCGTCCCTGCCACCAGTCGCTAGTGGCGAGCAGCGAGAGACTTTTGCTGAAGGAGGAAATCCTTCAAAACAAAAGATACTTAAAGATATAAAAAAATATGTAGATAAAAAATTATCTAAAGGAGAAGTAGTAACTTTGCCAGAGTTAAATGAAAAGTTTGCTGAAGGTAAAAGAAGAGAATATCTTTATAGAGAAGCACTAGGAAAAAAATATGATAAAATAACAAAGTTACAAAGAGAAGGCGTGGGTAGAGTTAGTTTAGAAGTAAAAGATAAACTTTACGATATTATTGATGAAGTGGTTCAAGGCAAACGACCTTTAATGGATTTATCAAGAAATAATTTAAATAAAGAACTTCCTCCTGTTAGTGAAAGACAATTAAGTAAATATTTAAATGAAAATAAAAAATATAAAGATTATGAGTTAGCTTCTAATGTAGATAAAGTTCAGCAAAGAATTGCAAAAGGAAATGAAAAACTTAAAGATGCAACTTTAAAAAATATAGAATCTAAATTAGAATTAACCACTGCTGGTTTAAGGAGACCTTCTCCAAGAAGAATAGAAGAATTTATTGTAAGAGATTTAGTAAGACACGATAATCAAGGCGGAGAATTGTTTAAAGTTTTACCAAAAAGTAATACAAAATTTTATGATAAAATTAAAATTTTAGATGTTAAAAATAATGATGTTTTAACTGTTAAAAAAATTAAAGAACTTATTAATAAAGGAGATCCAAGATTTAATGAATATAAAAAAGTATTTGAGGAAATAAAAGATGTTAAAGATATGTCATATATTAATCCTGTTACAAAAGAAGAAACAACTTTATTAAAAGCATTACAACAAGCTACAGGAAATAAACAACCATTAAACATAGATCATTTAAAAAGTGTAAAAGAAAATCCATTAACTGATCTTGCGGTATCTACTTATAAAGCAAACACTGGGGCTAATATAAAAGATATTACAGAACAAGAATTAGAAACCTTGGGCAGAAAAAAATTTACTCCAGAACAAAACATTGAAAGACTTACAAAATTTGCAGATAGAAGATTATTACAAGAAGCAGCAAGTGGATTTGAAAAAGTAAAAACTCCATTAGAAACATTAGCTATTAAAGAAAAACCCTCCCTAGCTGCTCGTATGAATAATCAAGCTGCTTTTGGTTTATCCGGAATGATGGAAACAGGCGAAGCAGTTGTAGAAGACGTAAAAAAAATATATGGAAAATATGCACCACAAATTGCAAAAGGTGCTTTAACTGGGTTACAGGTTATAGGAACTCCATTAGCAAGTTCTATTTTTTATGGAACAGATGTAGGAAGGGAACTTAAACAAGCAGCGGATGAAGGAAACCTTACAGCAAAAAAAGCACTAGATGCATTTGTTGGTCAAGGTGAAAAAGGATTATATTTTTTACTTCCTGAACTTGCAAAAGATGTGGTTACAAGTCCAATAGCTAATAAAATATTACAACTTGGAAAAATTGGAAGATTTGCAACTCCAGTTGGTCTTGGTTTATCTGCGGCAGGCGTTGGAAAAGATTTTTACGATCAGTACAAAACATTTCAAGCATTGTCTCCAGAAGAAAAAGAAAAACGTATAAAAGAATCTACTTACACACCAACAGAACAAGATTTTCAAAGAATGCAAGAAGCAGAATCTAGAGCAAGCGCTGCAAAAGGTGGAAGAATTGGTTTTGCAGAAGGATCTGATGAAATACAAATTCCAACTTTAACTGAAAAACCAACAACTTCAATATATGGAAAATATGCATCTCAAATAGCTAATGGTAAAGTAATAGAAAGAGGACCAAAACAAAAAGGTAAATTAGGACCAGAAGATCCATTAAGTAAATATAAATCTTATTCTGAAGAAGAACTAGCAGGAAACATAGAGGCAAAGAAACCAAATTTTGATACACTAGAAGATTATATATTACAAACCATGCCTGTCTTTGAACCAAAAGATGTAGCACCTCCTAAATCTTATTCACCCATGCCTGTTGAAGAATATTTAAGAAAAAGATATCAAATAGATCTTGCAGAAGGCGGACCTTCTGATCCATCAAAAAGAAAATTTATAAAAGGTGCAGGTATTGTAGGAGCAGTTGGAATTGCATCAAAGTTTATTCCAGATTTATTTCAAGCAGCAAAAAAAGCTAAAGTTGTTCCTAAAAAAGCTCCTTTTGTAAATATTGTAAGACCATTTGGTGTAACTGAAACTAACTTTCCAGAATGGTTTCCAACTCTTGTAAGCAGACTTAGAAAAGAAGGAAACATGAAGCCTATTTATGCAACAGAAGAAGTTCCACTTACAAAAGAACAATATTTAAAATTATTTATTGGAGATGGAGAAAAAAATACTTCTAAAGTTTATGACCGATATACAGGTTTTACAGAAAATTATGTAAATGAACTTAAACAAAAAGGTATACCACAATATTATCAAGTTAAAAACAAAGATGAAATTATTGGATATGAATATACCGATAAAAATTTACCTGATTTAAAAGCAGTAGAATATGATGGACAAGAAATGAATGTTTATTTTAAAAATAATTATGGGCAGTCAGTAGAAATGCAATACGTATCTCCAGGTAAAAAAACTAAAGAAGGACAATTTTCTGTAGCAGATGCTAGACCAGAACCAGGGTCTGGATATGATAGCGCTCCTGATTTTGAACAAGTATATGTTAAAGATATAGATGAAGTTTTAGGTGGTTCAGATAAAGTTGAGCAATATGCGACAAAAGCAAAAACCCCTAGATATACAAAAGGAGCAAAAGAATTTGATGATGCTGAGGGAAGAGCACTAACGGAAATAGATAGATTAAAGGATGAAGGATTAATAGATGACTAAAAGATTAACAAGAACCATACCACCATTAAGAGGACCAAACCCACAGGGCTTGAATATTAGTTATAATACTGTTAGAACAGTGAAATCGGAGAAAATTACAAATGGCAGAAATAGACAAATCGCTACCAAACGTAGCTGATCAATTAACACCTGGAGAATTAGAAGTAGAACAGATTGCACAATCTGTTGAAGAAACTCCTGCGGGACCAACTGAAGTTACAGAAAACGAAGATGGTAGTGTTGATATAGATTTTGATCCAAAAAAAGCTGCATTAGGTGCAACACAATTTGATTCTAATTTAGCTGAAGTAATAGATGAACAAGTTCTTAATACACTTGGTTCAGAACTCTACCAAGATATTCAATCTTATAAAGATTCAAGAGCTGATTGGGAAAAAGCTTATACTCAAGGATTAGATTTATTAGGATTTAAATACGAATCAAGAACAGAACCATTTCAAGGTGCATCAAGTGCAACACATCCGGTTTTAGCAGAAGCAGTAACTCAGTTTCAAGCTTTAGCTTATAAAGAATTATTACCAGCAGAAGGACCAGTTAGAACTCAAGTTGTTGGATTAGATACACCAGAGATTCAAGATCAAGCAGATAGAGTTGCCGAATTTATGAACTATCAAGTTATGGATGTTATGAAAGAATATGAACCAGAATTTGATCAAATGTTATTTTATTTACCATTATCCGGTTCCACATTTAAAAAAGTTTATTATGATGAAACATTAGGAAGAGCTGTTTCTAAATTTATTCAAGCTCAAGATATTATTGTACCTTACACTGCAAATAGCATTGATGATGCAGAAGCAGTTGTTCATGTAATTAAAATTTCAGAAAACGAATTAAGAAAACAACAAGTTTCAGGTTTTTACAGAGACATAGAATTAGTAGCATCTGATGAATTAACTCAAGACGATAATATTAAATCTAAAGAAAGACAATTAGAAGGCGTGACTATGAGTGGTCAAACTGAAGATGTTTTTACACTATTAGAATGTCATGTTAATTTAGATCTGGAAGGATTTGAAGATATCAATCCTCAGACTGGTGAGCCCACAGGAATTAAATTACCATATATTATAACAATTGAAGAAGGATCAAGAGAAGTTTTATCTATTAGACGTAATTATAAACAAGAAGATTTATTAAAAAGAAAAATTAACTACTTTGTTCATTTTAAATTTTTACCAGGATTTGGTTTCTACGGTAATGGTTTAATTCAAATGATTGGTGGATTGTCACGTACTGCTACACAAGCTTTACGTCAATTACTAGATGCAGGAACATTATCTAATTTACCAGCAGGATTTAAACAAAGAGGAATTAGAATTAGAGATGATGCTCAATCTATTCAACCAGGAGAATTTAGAGATGTAGATGCACCTGGAGGAAATTTAAGAGATGCATTTATGACTTTACCATACAAGGAACCTTCACAAACTTTATTAGCACTAATGGGGGTCGTGGTTCAAGCAGGTCAACGCTTTGCTTCGATAGCGGACATGCAAGTAGGGGATGGGAATCAGCAAGCAGCAGTGGGCACGACCGTGGCTTTGCTGGAAAGAGGCTCGCGCGTGATGTCAGCAATTCACAAAAGAATATATGCATCAATGAAAGAGGAATTCAAATTATTAGCAAACGTATTTAAATTATATTTACCACCAGAATATCCATATGATGTTGTGGGAGGTCAAAGAAATATTAAACAAGCAGACTTTGATGATAAAGTAGATATCATTCCAGTTGCAGATCCAAATATATTTTCACAAACACAAAGAATTTCTATTGCGCAAACAGAATTACAACTTGCAATGTCAAATCCACAAATTCACAATATGTATGAAGTTTATAGAACAATGTATTCAGCATTAGGTATAAAAGATGTAGATAGAATTTTATTAAAACCAGATCAACCCACACCAAAGGACCCTGCGTTAGAACACATTGATGCTCTTGCAGGGAAACCATTCCAAGCGTTCCCAGGACAAGATCATAGAGCTCATATAACTGCGCATTTAAATTTCATGGCAACTAATATGGCAAGAAATGCACCTGTGATTATGGCATCGTTAGAGAAAAATTGTTTTGAACATATTTCTTTAATGTCACAAGAACAAGTTGAAATAGAATTTCAACAAGAGATGATGCAATTACAACAAATGCAACAAAATCCACAAGCAGCACAAAATCCACAAATGCAAATTCAAGTTAGAATGTTAACTGAAAAAATAGAATCTAGAAAAGCAGTATTGATTGCTGAGATGATGGAAGAATTTATGAACGAAGAGAAAAAAATTACATCACAATTTGATAATGACCCTATTGCTAAACTTAAATCTAGAGAATTAGACCTTCAAGCTCAAGAAAATGATAGAAAAAGACAAGAGAGTAATGAAAGAATTAGTCTTGATAAGATGAAAGCAATGATGAATCAATCTACAGACAGTCAAAAACTACAACAAAATGAAGATTTAGCTAAATTAAGAGCTAATACTTCACTAGAAAAGACTGTTTTGTCAGCTAAACTTAAAAATAGATTTTCAAATTAACAAAAAAGGAGTATAAATAGGTATGAAAAAACAAAATGAAAAATTAGCAAACGCAAAAAGAACTTTTACTAAAGATTCTAAGGCTAAAGTGAATGTTAATCATTCAAAATACACTAATGCAGAAGGATACCTAGTTGGTGGTGTTGATATTGAAATGTCAAATCCTCAAGAAACTCAAATTCAAGAAGTTCAAGGTCAAGGAAGTATTCTTTCAGAGAAAAAAAGATCAGCGAAGTGGTATTAAATCATGATTCAAATGTTAGGAGCTGTAGCACCTCTCGCAAAAATCTTATTTA